GTGGTCATTCGCCAACGAGTACAAAGCTGCACTGCTTACTGTAACAGTCTTAGTGATAAACAGACTATGCGGGACTCCTTCAAACCCCCTACGAGTACCTGAAATATCTTTTTTTACTTCGTCTAATAATTCAACAGGTGAATATCGTCTAGCTGAATTACGTAAATCTTGAACATCTTCTGCATAGACAGCATCATAGAATTTATTATCGGAACGTCCAGATGTTGCGCCTATATTACCTGAAACAGTTAGTACAGACCCATTGGTTGGATTATCAGATCGTTTCGTAAAAGCCTCTGATATATTAACTATTAGATCTGCACTTGCGAGATGCCAGAATTTACCTCCTACAACTGCTGCGTTACCTTGTATGAGTGCACATCCAAATTCATTATAAACAGGATGGTAAGCACCTTGGTTACGTCTTTGTACTAAGGCAATTGGAACTGCAAAACATAAGCCGTTGTGAGCAAAGGTTGACCCTGCGTTTATTTCAAAAACACCATTCTGTCCAGTATGATCTGGTCTACCGTGGTTTTTATATATGCCTGTACCACTTCCACCAATCGCAAAATCTTGTACAGTGGTATTGCTACCTTGTGCTACTATGCGTCTATCATTTGCATCCGCAATACCCATCCAGTTACCGGTAGTTGAGTTAGGATCAACATTACCCCAATTATCCCCTAACCCTTTAATAACCCGAATACGATAACGAACTTGTATCAGCTCACCATTGTCTGAGTAAATATTATTTTTGTTATCTTGAATAAATTTAGTTTGGTTTGCTGCACTTAATGTTGACCATTTAATACCATATCCCTTAGTAACAGTATCCCATCCACCAAAAGCTGAGTAACCTTGTGCTACTGTGGTATTACTTAATGTAATTGCGTTCCAACTATTAACACCATATTGCACGTTACCTAAAGGGTATACTGCATCATGAGTTGAAAGCTTCTCATGCCACGATTCTAAAAATACAAAGTCTTGTCTGGTTATGACCGATTGAGTTAAGCCTGTGCCACCACTCGCAATAGCCGCTGCTAAATTTACAAAACGACCTGTACCGTCTGATTTGTCTAAACCGTCTTGGGCAGTGGGAAACGTAATACTATTTGCCCACACTCCGTTGTTTGTTCCTACATGATTTAAACTAACTAAAACCCCATTAATACTGCATAGTGGTTCACCAGTTAATGATTTTCCTATGCTTGATGTATTAGCACCAAGTATCAAATTAACAGCAGGTAAACTACTATTATATGTATACATACCACCATCATTAATAACATCAATGACTGAATTATTGTATCGTTTTCCCCACTCCAAAAACCCACTACCCGCATTATCTCTAATACGCTTTTCTGCTAAGGCATCAAATTCAGATTTAGTCATAACATTTAGTGCAGATAATTGTGCATTACTGATAGGTTTATTCACATCTGAAGTATTATCAACGGTACTTAACGCTATATCCGCCTTGTTCAAAATTATATTAGTAGATAGTGCTTTTCCATTAACTGTAGTCACTTTATCTACTTTGGTACCTATAGTAGTAACTAAATTATCAAGTGCCAATTTATCTGTATTTGTCATAACACCCGCATTAGATACTGTAGCGGCTGGTACGTATGCGTCCATACCATCTGAACTTAAAATAGTGACTGTTGTTGCTGCTGCTGTAGCTGATAGGTTAGTAGTAACGTTGTGATTTACATCTGATACTTTAGCATTATTAGATAATATATCGGTGGCTTGTGTAGTGGTAATACCAACCTTATTATTGTTAGTAGCGGTATCAGATACAAGGGTACCTAAATTTACTGGAGAGGTTACTGTTAATAGCCCTACTTTAGTAGCATCTGTGTAGGATACTTTAGCTGTGTTTAGGTCTATTTCTGCCTGTGCAGTAGCGTTTAGTTTTAAATCTAATGCTGCCTGTTGTGGGGCGCTAACTGCTTTGTAGGAATCTGCCGTATTGTCTACATTACCCAAACCTACCGTAGTTTTATTAATAACTACTGCACCTACTGCACCATTAACTGAAGATACATCTGTAGACCATGAGGTGTTGGACAGACTATAATAAGATAGCGCGTTAATAGATACGGTAGTGTCTAGGTAGTAGTCACCGTCTTGAAGTGGTGTTCCATCAGCTCTAACTGTAGGTGCTGTTGTACTAGCTCCTAAATATTTTAGAGATGCAGCCAGACCTTGAGACACATCAGTTATAATCCCTAAGTTGTCTGATACACTCTTTATGACATCATACTTACTAGTAACATCCCTAGCACCACCTAGATTTACATCCTGTAATGTTGATTTTCTTCTACTCATTAAACAAATCCTCTATCTGCTATACGTGTTGCCATACTCATAGAATCTGTAGGGAAGGCTACTCCTAACGCAATAGCTTTACTACAACTACGTTCAAATCTAGCCCAGTGAGCATTATTTTCAGACTGCCCATCGCTTTTAACGCCTAAGTATGCTTTAAACCCTATATAGCTTAGTAGCGCGTCTATGAGAGTCTCTGGTAAATCTAGTGAAGTTGTGCCATCTTCTGCTTGAACTACTGTTACAGTTACTGGTGTAGTTACGTATATTATTGATACAAATGACCCTGTAATAGACGAAGGTACCTGCATAGTATTCCAGTCAGTGAAGAATACACTCTTCTTATCATCTTCATTATTTATAGGTAGTTCATTATTTTGAAGAGGGTTAGCCTTTGGTCTTTCTCCGAAGGCTGATAGTGGATACATAAAGTTTGTAGGCATAGTATAATACATATTATTGTTGACTAAGTTTACAATATACTCGTCTACTTTTATGGGGAATCTCTTGTACAGCTCTAGCATACCTAGATTTATAAAAGCTACAATAGCATTGATGTCATTCTTTACAGAAACCCCAGACAATTCACTATACTTTGCTAGGTTTACCAAGTCTTTTATAATCATTACAGGTTCCTGTATTCTGCCCAGGTACATGGTATCTGAGGTAGGAAGTAGACTACGCTACTTATAAATGTATCTACATGGTACAGTATTATAACATATAGTGTTTAGAAAACATTACTATTTGTTTCTATATCCTCATCATCATCATTCGCACCCCATATGGATTCCCATACTAGACCATCAGGTGTTATGTCATTTACCACTAGGTCTTCTGTGTGTGCTGGAGCGTATACTTCCATCTCTGACATTTGGTTAAGTAAATCTATAGCATCATCATGCTTTAAGACTTTAACTCCACCTGCCAATGTAAACTTGCTAAGTTCATGTACCAGCTCCTCTATTAGTATTAATAACCTAGGGGATGTTTGAGCAAGTATCTCTGGTTTAGGAAACCATATCTTATTCTGCTTAAATTTTGGTTGTACTCCAGTGACGAATCTATGGGTCTTGTCCTTTATAGGGCGAATACCAATATCCTTACTGCCACGCTTTTTAGCTAAGGTAAACCATAGATTACGAGAGATCATCATTTCTTTTATTATGGACAGGAACCCCCCTTGCTGTCCTGAACTTTCAATACCAACACTTAAAGGGTTCCACTTTTTAGCATATCTAAATAAGTCATCAATATTTTCCTGCATAGATTGCCTAATACATTGTCCATCTACGATTAGCCAATCATTGTTACTGGATACAGCGATTACGCCTATAGTAGAAAAGTCAGCAGACTTATTGGTACTCGTAGCAAAATCTGTAACAATATAATAATTATATTGTGTTTTGTTTTTTAGAAATAACGTAGGGTCAAACCACTGCACATCTTCTTCATCTACTAATAGTGTTGTCAAGTCTGCTATTTCTAACATGTACTCTTGGAAGAAATCCTGGGTCTTTCCTGACTCTTTTAAGGTCTCATACTTATGCACTATGGCTTCATAGGGAAATCTATCGTCCCAGTTACCTACGAATGCTTCTTTGGTACAAGGGAATTTATCGCATACAGGAAACTTATGTACTACCCATTTCTTGTTTTGACTTAGTTGGTGAAGTAGATCATTTTCACTTATAGGAGTACCTATAAAAAATATTTTGTACTTAGTTGGATGTAACGCGGGTATTACAGACTTATAGAAGTTATTATCTATAGTTTTCTGTATAGTCTCAGATGTCATAGCCTCGTTCGTTGTAATATCATCTAGAATGGCTATATCAGGCCTACGGTTTTTGTACCTTGTTCCACGTATATTGGTGGACGCACCGTAACCTTTAATATCAAGCTCATGTCCTTCAATGTTAAGTAGTTCCATCTCGTTATCAGTTTTTCGCTGAACTTTTAGCAAGCTCTGTAATAATGGGCTTTGGTCTATTTTTCCTAGAACGTTACGGAACATATTCTTTACACCATTCTCTGCGGAGTCCCCTATAAACATTATAAAGTTTACTTCCCCAAAACCCGTTACTTCTCCTTTTACTGCTGCGTATATAACAAACCACTCCATAAGAGTAGATTTTGCGCTACCACGGAAAGCTTCAATTATTACTTGTCTATCCGTACTGAAATACTTGTCTGCCAGTCGGTAGTGTATTTCAGGGCTACTATGTTCTTCTACATTACACGCTATAATAAAAGCTATGAACTCTAAAGAAGCTTTTTTGGGTACATACTTAAAGTCTTCCAAAGTTCATCCCCTTAAGTGGACCGTTAGTTACAACCTTTCCTGAGTATTTAACCTTGAATCTATCCTTAAATGCATTTGGCTTAAACCCCATAGATACAGCCTTTTCAGATGGTGTCATGTCATATACGTAAACAGTAGTTCCACCAGTAGAATACCACCAAGGTCTAAATGAAGAATTATTTACACCTTTTGACTTTTCGCTCATTAACGCTTTTGTACTTTGTAGTCTTGGTTTTCTTGGACTAGATTGTCTAAGTTTTTTCTTATGTTCTTCTGTAAGAACCCTACCTCTAAGAGGACTTACGCTACTTTCATACCTACGAAGTTGGACAATACTTATACGCTCTCTTTCCTCTTTTGATGCTTTTCTTCCAGAGGTATCAAAACTTGTAGCAGTTTGCTTAGATTTATTCCAGAATACTCTGTTTGATGCAACGTCGAACATATTATGAAGTAGTACTTCATATCCTACAGCATCTTCTCTTGTGTCAAAACGACCTAGTATAATTTTATTACAACCATCCCTATCCTCCTTAGACATATACTTGCTGGAACCTGTATACTTATCATCTCCTATAAGACACTTGCACGTTCTTACACCTATATAACACATACCAGTGATTCGATGCTGCATTAAATATGTATAGTGATTTTTCATCTCACTCATCCGCCAGGTCTCCTTCTATAATATCATCTGATACTACACGAAGAGATCCTATCTCTGATAAACTACTGGCACCACTAGATATTAATTCATACTGTCTAGAAGCTATACTAGATAGCTGTTCATTAAGTTGTTGAACGGCACTGTTGTCTTTTACTCCGACATCTAATTCAATTTTAACATTGTCAGCACCCTTAGTAGCTATCAATAACTCTTTAGCAGCATTGATCCTATCTCTATCATATCTACTGTCTTCCATGATACCTGCTAATACACCTATAGCCTTATACCGGTACCCTGAAAATATCATATCTAGTGGTACTTGACTGACAGTAAGTATATCTACCACAAGCTTAGTACGTCTATATCTAGAAGCAGCACTCGTTAATTCAGTGTATTTAGGGCTATCTGTAGGTAATAATATTCTTTCTTTAACAAATGTTCTGTCTATGAACACCTTCTTATAGGCTTCCGTGTAATTAGAATCATTAGTAGCCATATAGGAACAGAATCGTATGGCATTAAGGTATTCAGGGATGGATGTTCGAGACCCTTTAAGGACACTCTCATAGATTGAGGCAGTCTGTAGTAAAGACTCACCTTGGAATTCAGGGTCTGAGACGGAAGCATTAAGTATATCTACTGCTTCTTGTGTTACAAAGTTACGCTTGCTTGGCAATAACTTCTTTACTTCTTCCAGTGTTGTAATCTGACTCATTGGTATACTCTTAGTATGTAGTGTGGTGTACGTATTTACCGAGTATAGCAATAAAAACTAGGTTGAGCAATCCGGTGAATAATCCGTGTGTATATCTACACCATTAAGCAAATCCTCATACACCTTGACCACATCATCTAAAGGTACGTCAAAGAACTCAGTGCTACCAGAAAACTTCTTCTTAGGCCTATATTCGTACTCCTTGAAATACTTATGCAATAACTTCTCCTTCTTATAAATATTATCAGTAGTTCGAAACCTTTTTGGTCTACAATAGGGGAATTCTCTGTACTTCTTAAATATATCTACCAGTATCTCCGATACCCTATCCTCAATACGTCTGTTGGTTACACCTATCTTAACTAATGATTTACCATCCATCTCAAATAGCACAACATATAATATTCCTGAATTTGTTCTAGTCATATAATCTACTCAAAGTCTAATTCTCTGTACTCATCATCTTCATCTTCCTTTTCTGCTTCATCACATGGTGTATCAATTATCCTTTCGGAAGTTAAATCATCATCCCATTTATTCATTGGTGTGTCCAAACACGTACATCTTGTAAGGCTATTATATCATAGACTTAGATATTTGTGCTTCACTAAACTGGCAACCTTCTTACCTAATAACGTATCAGGGTGTAAATTACTGCCATTATTCTTAGCTACTGTATATAATTCCCAATATTCAAGCTCAGCAGCGGGGTTGTTAAAGTAGGACTCTAAATCTATTGAGTAGTTACCCGTATTAACTGGATCAGGAACTACCTCTACTACTTGATTGGCTAATTTCTTATTACCCTTCAATGTCCTCCATAAACTATTGATGGTTCCATAGTTCTCTATCTTATCAAACTCAGCATTATGTAACCTGATCTTGTTATGATTTAACAATACTTGTAGGTATTCCGGATTTTCCTTCTCTATAAAACTCATCTTACGTATATAGTTTATATTTAACCTATGGAATACTTTACTCATATCTACATTGTGTATACCCTTAGCTTTGCATATAAGATACGCTTCTACCTTAGCCGCATCTGTAGCAGTAGATTTATTTAATGAATTACTGATAACTACATCTAGAGCCATATCATTAGATACTCTACCTATATCCCTATATGTGACACCAATTCCTAAATCGACACAAGCCTTATGTCTATGTCTACCATCAAGTATCTTACCTTCTCTAAGAACTATTGGTATGAGTTGCCCCTTAATGGCTATATCATTCCTTAACTCATCAAACCCTTCAGGTGTGTAAGTCATAGTCAACTTAGAAAACTCGTCCAACTCTAACGAGCATGTCTCTTCCCTACTCATAATCACTTAGATTTCACTCCATACCTCTCTATATGCGCCTCATACATACTCTTATACGTATCATAATCTTCCTTATGCTTCTTTGCAGCTATTGGCTTATCAGTCTCTAAGGCAATCTGCCATTGTCTGTGAGAATTCTCCATTGCATTCTTATAATAATTAATCATTATTAATACCTCTCTTCATCAACTCAGGGTTTTCATATATATTACCAATTACTTTCAGTTCTTCCCAGTTATCAAATATTGGCCCATGAGAATTAATCTTACTCGTCACTACCTCTTCACAAGCATAATGTGCTTTAGAATTATAATAATTAACCAGACCTAACCAACCACCATTACATCTAACAATATCACCCTCATATATATCTACCCCATTACAATCAGCTACCCCTATCCATCTCATCTTCTTAAACTGTGAATAACGATACTGTCTTGGGTCAGTAACAGCCTCATGCTCCTTCAAACCATACTTATCAGATATAAAAATTATCCAATCATTGTCCTTATACTCGCTACGTATAGACTGAAAGTTACTGTGCATTACCTCATTAACTTCATCCCATGCCCGTAATCTAATGTTTTTCATAACCTACCCCTATACCTACTGTTTTATAAACCCACCATCAAACTCATCCACACTATCCGCTAACCATTCAAGTGATCTACATTCCTTACCACCATTCATAACAAAATACCCATTACTAAACGTAACCTTATACTTATCTACTGCTGTTATGACAAGTGGCTCCCCATCAGTGCCAGAAACTACTGTGCCAACCTTTCCATAATAACTACCACAATTAGCCATAGTTTCCATCAATTCTCTCTTAACCACCTCATGTAAAACCTCACAATACGTCTTACTCATTTTCACTTCTTTAAGCAACCGTATCTCAACTAACAACCCCTCATCTACCCTAATAGTAGTATTTTTCATACTCTACAAAACCTTAGTAATTATCGTATAACAAACATTATATAATAATTTCATATATTATGCAATATCCCCTATTATACATAACATACCCCCCTAAAAAGTATAACAGTTACTATTTCTACCCCTGATTTTTACAAAGTATAACTTACATAATAATAGGTACGGTAAGTTATACTTTTTCATTTCGTGAAA